TGTTGTACATCAACTAATCTTTGGGGTGGATCTAAAACAAACTCATCCGTCCACTTTTCAACGCCAAACTTCTTATCAATCCTGGCTTCTTCCTTTTCAAGCTGGAGTTGTAACCTTCCCTTCCTGGCCTGGAACATAATCTTCGGGCCCTTGGTAGGCTTGGCATTGAACTCGCCTTTGATCTGGGTGGGTTCAAAAGTTGCATATACATTACTCAAAAACATACCATCACGAACATCTTTTATTATAACACCATCATGCCCTTCTTTCTGTGCTTTTCTAATTATTTCTACTGGCTCATTCGTGTTTTTAAATGCCCTGTTTCTTTTATCAATAATTAATGGGTTTTTAATCTGGAGGTAAACAGGCATTGTGATTTCTTCACCAAATTCTTGAGTTGCTCCTACTGCATCAGTAAACCAGAATGCTCCTGTATCAACACCTGACGATATACCACTAAGTCCAATATTAAATACGTCAAATTCATTATTTGTCCCATGATAAACAACCAGGGGTTCCCCCTTATCGTCAACAACCTTACTATCTCCAAACCAGGATTTAAACTCTTTAGATCTAGGCTTTTCCTTTAGCTTTAGATCTGCTGTCTTCTTCCTGACCTGGAACATAATCTTCGGACTCATGGTAGGCTTGGCATTGAACTCGCCTTTGATCTGGTTAGGGTTAAAGGCTATATAAACTTCAGGGTTTTCTTCTTCCAGGATAAACTCACTGGACTTGATTCCATCATATCCCCTATCTTCTAAAATTTCCTGAAGAACTAAATTCATATCTATAAAACTATAGGTGTTAAAATCCTCATCTTTACTATAAGCATCTGATGTCAAATCTTTACCAGCCATTTGGTCTATCTCTGCTATATTAACAGTAACCATATCCCATATAGATTCTTTCTCGTCTTCAGTGAATTCTTTCTTACCATCTTCTTTTAATTTCGCATTTACCTCAAAAATAAATTCTTCAAAGTTTGTTGATTCACCTAAATCAATTCTATCACTATGAAAATCAAAAGGATTTTGTATACTTACATACACTGGAAGAACTTGACCTCCTTCTTCAGTTCCTGGCTCTTCTCTCAAACCTCTATGATCCCTAGCATAAAAGTTCCCAACATCAGCACTAGGTGAAACATATGCCATTGGCATAAACTCATCAAAACTTTCATTGGTCCCATGATACATCACCATAGGGTTACCCTGGTCATCCACCACCTTACTATCTCCAAACCAGGACTTGAATTCTTTACTCTTTGGTTTGGCCCGTAGCTGGAACAGCAGCTTTCTCTTTTTTAGATCTGTCTTCTGTTTTTTATTAAGTGGCTCTATTGTCTTCCTGGCTTGAAATTTTTTCTTTGGTTTCCCGGGACCCGGCTCTTTTACTGTTGGCAATTCCCTCTTACCGGCAGCAGTGTATATATCTATGATCCTTTTTGGTATCATGGCACCCCTGATGGTCCTGATCCTGGCGATTAGTTCCTTTAACGCATTCCTGGCATTAACAAATAGTTCTCGTATCCCACCAGCGTCTTCATGCATCTTCTCACTAAAGAAGAAGTCTCTTCCTTCCTGACCGAAATGTTCTGCTACTGATCTGCTATCTCCGGAAGCTATATGATATTTGCCAAAAGCCTTTCGATCTTTTTCAGGCATACGTTCCCAAAAATCATGATAGAATTCTTCAACAAGAGTATCGGCATCATGGCCTTTAAATAGATGGATAGCCGTCTTGACCTGTCCATCAATAGTATCCACCACCTCAGTATAACCAGTGCCATATGCTACTTCGCCTTCCTCTACTGTCATGCCTTCGTCAGCAAAAAATTCTTCAGCAGTCTGACCCAATTTTTCTTCGATATATTCATCAGTTAATTCTATTAATTCTGTACTAATAGCTATGCTGGATCTTGAATCAAAGTCTGGATCACGACTAAGTATTGTCCTGGCTAATTTTGCAACTCCAGAAGAGGTTTCACCAGCTTTTTCAGCTGCATTAATCTCATCCAGGGCCTTGACCTTAGATATTCTTCGTTCTTTTGTTTCTTCTTCTGTTGATACTGTTCCTGGGGTTGGCACTCCCTCCGTGTCAACTTTCATAGAATCTTTTTTCTTCTTTCCTTCTCTATAATCAAATGCTTTGCCGACCAATGGAACAAAGGAAAATGCCACCATTTCAGATGAAAGCTGTTTCCAAAATTCTAAAGTGGTAGGATCTTCTAGTTCCCCACCAGTGCCAATAACAGGTGTGGCTCTTGCTATTGCTGAAACTCGTTCTTCCAAGATCTCATTTATTACGCCATGATAACCAACTTCATCTAATACTGCTCTGAATGCCGATGGAGCAGCGGTGGGATTTTTTGTGAACCATTTTTTCATTAATAAGTTTCTGGCCATTAGTTCCTTGGCTGATTTGCCTAATTCTTTAAATAAACCACCAGTTCTTTCAGATACCATTTCAATCCACTGTCCTTTAGTTGCAAGGATCAATGCATCCCAGGCTGAATCACCCGGACCAGTAATCACTAACTCTTCTTCCGGTGTCAATTGCATTTGAGGCAGTGTTCTTCCAATTGTCTCCGCTGTAATCCTAGTAACGCCAGCTGGAAGAGTCTGTGCTGTAGCACCGGCCACGGCTGTCGCAGACTTAACGGCTATTCCGCCTGCCTTTTTCTGTGAATATTGACGTAATGTCTTCTGACCAGATGTAGTAAGAAGTTTCTTTAAAACTGCCTTAGCAGTTTCTAATGATACCTTTTTTCCAGCCGTATATATTCCTCCAGTCGCCCAGATCTCACCAGCAAATGCCGGTAAGTGAGCAACTAGATTCAATGTATTATACATCCACGTTTTATCAGCCCTGGAGAATTCAACATATTCTGTTAATATTTTAATCTGTCGTTCTGAAGCTGTTCCATCTTCTAAAGCATTTGCCGCCACCACCAATATGCCAAGTTCAATTGCTTCGGCACCGCTGCCAAAGAATGGAAGGACTTGCGTCCATTTCCAAGTTCCAAATTCTGCAACCTTATCAAAAAAGTCTAACACTGGTGGAGGATGTAATCGCTCAAATTCCTCTTGTGCTTTTTTATCCTTTTTTGCTTTTGCTTTTTCTCTTACAATATTAACTATAGTTGGAAGATCTAACTCACCTTCTGCTACCAATGATTTGATTTCAGAGTAAAGTGCTGGATATGTTTCAACCAGAACTTGATAATTATCTTTGATAACCTGCTGTTGGTCTAATTTCTTTTGGACAGTGGCAGCTGCATTCATAACTTTTTGGACTTGGGTGTCGGATGCTTGTTGTGGTTGGTCTTCTTCTGGCTTAACAAACTCTAATTGTTCATCACCATCATATACGTCATCGGCTACAGCAGCACCGTTAACTTGTGTCTGGTCCTGGCTTACTTGCGAACCCAGACTTCTCGTTATATCATCACCAATAGACCTAACGGTTTCGTGATCCAATGCGTGACCGGTATACGTTGAAGCAAATTGATATGGATCTTTACCGGATCGTTCCCACAATTGATCAACAATATATTTACTGGCAGCATCCCCACTTTTAATATCTTGATATGCAGCAGTATAATAGGTTAATCCATCCTGGCCTACGAATGATTCACCCTTTGTGGCACCATACAAATTTGATAATTCAGATGTCCATATATGTGCACCCCAGTTATTGTGCCGCTTGCCACGATCACTATCGCTGTTCTCAAATTGAAAAACTGTACTGTATATATTGGGATATGCCATTTTTACCTATTTGCCTAAAAATCGGCCTCGTATTTGGTACCTAGAAGGCCACTTCTCCTTGCCAAGCATACTATAACACTACTTAGCCTGACGACCTTTTAGATAATTCAGGTCATCGCTGATATCGTTGATTTCTTTGATAATATCCTCATGTCTTCTGTCTCTTGACTCATCACTGCGATTCCAACGATTTATTAAAGCAATGACTTTGTTGTCAATCTCTTCTAGCTTTCGCATTAATGTTTTTGTAAGAAAAGTAATAAGGCCACCAAGCACGATAGCTGACAACCCTGTAAATCCATATTCTATCCATATTTTATCCATCATTTAAGATTTCATATCTACCCATTCCGGCAATGATAAAGTTTTATCTTTAGCCCACTTCCTTAATTCAGCTTTTCTATCACTGGAGATCTTATTGCTTTTGATGTACTTTTGGTACCAATTAGTTCTTCTAATCTGCCCCCATGTAGACATGCCAATTTTAATTGCTTTGGATTTGCCACTTTTTATATCTATTACTTTGCCAGTTTCTATAGCTTTTATTCCGGGGGGGGAAAGATTCTTTTTACCATTCCAATCATAAATACTTCCTGTGGCTTTTGCTTTATCTTGTATGTAATCCAGTTTTTTAATCTCCCCTGAATCCCCAGAGGCAATTATTTTTACAAGTTCATCCCATCCTTTGCTATCTTGCTTTACACCGCTATCGCCTTTACTATTATCAAATGATGAGGATCCAGATCCTCCGGCATGTTGAATCTTTGTCGTTTCGTCTTGGTCAGAGATTGCCACCCAGGTACCTTTTGATGTGTACTTTTCGGTAACTTCCCCAAATTGTCGTTCTTCTCCTATCTGTGGAATAGTTGAACCAGGCCCGGAAGATACAGTAGTTCCACCTGCGTTTTGACTATTGTTAGTGGCTACATTATTATCAGAAGTATCTAGAGTATCAGAGGTATCTGGCACTTCGAAAGAACCACCGGTTATTGATGGCATCCCTAATTCTTGACGGATTTGTTGAACCCTGTCATAATCTCTTTTTGCCCTGGATTGTGCAGCTGCGTTTAGTTTGCTTACATAAGCAATCCATTCCTCTGGTGACGATTCATCTAAAGATTTCAAATGACCCTGTTGACTCAAACTCTTTTCAAGTTTATATAACTCATTATATAAATCATCCTTTGCTTCTACCTTATCAGCCTCTGTTTTTTTGTATTTTGCGACCTTATCAGCCGCTGTTTTTTTGTATGCTGCGATCTTTGCCCTTCTAGGCTCATCACCATAAATCAGTTCCATCTCTTTTATTTTTAAATCAATTCTACGTTGCATATATTTTGGCAGCTTTTCAAAAGGGGACCGCTCCGCTTTTTTCTTTGCCTTTGCAGCGTTTTCTGTTTTACGGCTTGCATCATAATCAGCATAATTTTTCTTTATACCGGTCACCCATTTTGAAAATTCGGATTCGGTTTTTTCTTTAGCCTCTTCACTAATTTTTAATTGCATTTGTTTTTTATATGCTTCAAGTCTTCTTTGCCCAGCTTTAACATCTTGTTTTGCTCCCCAATCTTTAACCCCTTTTTTGACATCATCGAACCAAGTTTTATCACTGTCGGCTACTTGTGCATCCATGGCAGATGCTGCTTCTGGTGTAAGTGTCCTATTTTTTACGGCATCCATATAACCTGCTGACTTCTCATCAACACTTTTTTCCCAGTCTTCCATAGAACCCTTAAATTCAGATCCTACAGCCCTGTTATATAGTGCAAGCTGTTTAGCACCACCAGTTTCTTTCTCAATAGGCGGTTCATTAATCGCTTGCTGGCGGAAATTAAAAATATCTGTGGGCTGTTCCTTCTGATTTTTTGCCTGGAACTCTTCCCAATATTTATCTGGATCTAATATATCTAACTTTTTAAGTGTACCCCAACCTGCGATACCTTTCAGATCTCCTTTTTTGAGAGCCTCTATACCTGCATCGTATATTGCACCTTGGGAACTTTTACTGTTGGTTCCTCGGCCATGATATTGATACCAAAATTCCCTACCATTTTCATCTGCCATTTTTATTAGCCCAGTAGTTGAATATAAATTCTTCTTCAAATTCATCCGTAAAAAGAAACGGTTCGGTGCTTCTACAAACCGATGCTTTCCTTTTAATATAAAATGTTCAGCCATGAGTGCTCCTATTAATTTTTACTCTGCATTAGTAATTCCATAATTTTCGCTTTTTGATCTGCGGTTAAGTCTTTAAACCAATCTTGTTCTCCAATTCTGCCCATTTGGCCAGATTGTTCCAAGGTTGCCAAATAATTTGAACCTATTTCAGAAACACCACCCAATACGGATGATATTCTGCCTTCTTGAGTAGCGTAATGCTCTAATGCTTCATTATAAGCTGTATCAGTTCTTTTTATACCAATTTCTCCCATAGTTTTTTGGGCCTTATTTTGTATCTCTATATTTTTCTCGGCCACTCTTCTTGCAGTAATTGCTATTTGTTCTGACCCGGCAAGATCAACGTTTGTCATTTGTTCGGCTAACACACCGGAATCTTCTATTCCTTGTTTTACACCCATGCCTTGGATATTTGTTTTCGCTAGATTCGTTTCAATGCCCTGAGCCCTGGTGGTTGTACTCATCATTTGATTTACTTGCTGGGGGCTCATTCCCATCTTCATCCTTTGTTGTAAATTTTTCATATACGCTCTTTCAGCAGCCGTCACAGAGCCAGATCTCGATGGACCTTTCTTTTTTGTTAACCAATCCCACCCACTCTTAATCAGAGGGGCGTATTTTGCTGCTGTTAAAGCAATGGTTATCGGATCCATTATTAACCTCCTACCTTTGTTCCTGTTAATTGATAAAGGACACCCTTGCCCTTAAAATACATTCTTCCTTCATCCTCTGCTGGATATCCTGGGGATTCACTGTCTTTTGAGACAGTTGAAAAAATGAATTCCCCTTCGGCCACATCTCCTGTTTTTATGCTGCCTTCTACGATTCTAACTTTAGACTGTAGGCTTTTTATTTGTCTTGTAATATTACCCAAAACCTTCTCTTGTTTTTTGTCAGCAATTTTGACTGATTTAACTTCCAAATTTATTTCACTCATATTCGATCTCCAATCTGCTTATTTCAACTGCATTCTGTGATGATGGTGTTGTCACTTGAACCTGGGCATACTTGGCCCTGTTACCAATTTTAAAACTATCATATGGATAGTTAGCATAAACAAGACTGCTCGATGAGTTGTGGCTGCTTGCAGAAGTACCACGCATCCCACGCTGTACTGTATGAGATGTTGATCCAGCGGCAATGACTTTCATTATTTCACTATCAATTTTTATCCAATCACCACTTTTTAATTTTGTAGTACTTGTTGTTGAAAGTGTTTTTACGGAAGAATTAATCCCTGAAGTAAGCGTTGCTCCAGTCGCACCATTGTTGGCCCTCAATATCCCTGTAAATGTTTCATTAGCTGAATCACCATCAACAAACAATTTAAATGTTATATCATCTGTGCTCGAATACGTTGCATTTATACGTCTTACAAAAACCTTCCTGGCTAGATCTGTAAACTTGAACCAGCCGGTCTGTCTATTTGCAGACAAGGATTCCGAAACAGATGTTGGATTTAATTCAAGTATAACTCCATTATCAGGCATTATGGATCTACCTCCACAGATATTCTTTCAATTATTACATTATCATTCGCACTCGGAGGAGTTGATAATTCCACCATAAAATCTTTTGCTCTTCTACTTATTCTGACGCTTTTATTTGTTGTTTCTGGAGAAACAGCAGCCGGCAATATATGAGAATACACTTCATGCGTATCATCACCATCTGCAAAGATCTTGACAGTAATAGGATCCGGGGAATTGTATTCAATATTAAATCTTCGCAGTATAGTAGAACGACTTAAACTTGATGCATTTATCCAACCGGTCCTTCTACTGGCCCCATAAACTTCTGTTGGTGAAGTCTGAAATTGTAACACATGGCTCGAGTTGGCAGTGGTAATGGCAGTGACAACATCTTCAATAAAGCCAACACTGTCAGCGGTTGGGATTGGTACATAGTCACTTATGTTTTCTACAAAAGCAATGACTTCAGATACTGCATAATGCCATTGTCTTATCTGATAATCAATATTCTCACTAAAACCAGTAACATCATCCGTATCATATTCTTTAATCCAAGTTCCAATTAACCTGGTTATTGATTCACTAAAACCAACAGTATCATCAACAAGGGTAGCAGTGGTAATCAATGATGATACAGATTCACTAAAACCAGTAACATCATCCACATCATATTCTTTAATCCAAGTTCCAATTAACTTGGTTATTGATTCATTAAAACCAACAGTATCATCAGCCAGACGAGCAGTGGTAATCAATGATGATACAGATTCTACAAATCCAGTAGAATCTGATGTTGTATATATCTTCTTCCACAACCTATAAGAATCAATTACCGATTCACTAAAACCAACAGTATCTGTAACAAGGGTAGCAGTGGTAATCAACGATGATACAGATTCTACAAATCCAGTAGAATCTGATGTTATATAAATCTTCTTCCACAACCTATAAGAATCAATTACCGATTCACTAAAACCAACAGTATCATCAGCCAGACGAGCAGACGTAATCAATGATGATACAGATTCACTTAATCCAGTATTATCATTTATCCAATATATCTTTTTCCAAGACCTTGTAATATCATTGATTGCTTCACTAAAACCAACAGTATCATCAGCCAGACGAGCAGACGTAATCAATGATGATACAGATTCTACAAATGCAGTAGAATCTGATGTTGTATAAATCTTCTTCCAGGACCTTTCAATATCATTGATTACTTCACTAAAACTAACAGTATCATCAGCCAGACGAGCAGACGTAATCAATGATGATACAGATTCTACAAATGCAGTAGAATCTGATGTTGTATAAATCTTCTTCCAGGACCTTTCAATATCATTGATTACTTCACTAAAACTAACTGAATCTCCCGCCAGAGGCTGGTTTGTAATCAACGATGATACGGATTCACTAAATAAAGTTGAATCATTGCTAACTTTTTTTATTTTCCATATACTTGTCGCATCAATGACTGTTTCAGAAAAAAGTGGATGATCAAATACACTTTTTATAATCTCTGCATTAATCGTAAAGTAGGGGCCATAGTCAACAGGGTAACCATCAGTCTCAAAGATCTTTATCTTATACGATGATGAAGTGCCATCAAGCTGGCTAGATTGTATAGTCCATGAATAAGTGCCATCATTACTGGTGGAATTGGTAATAGTAGCTGTCGATGATGATGATTTAAATAACTGTATTTTTACATTACCTACTGAACCAGTTGAACTCCATTCCAAGTAAACAGTATCACCTACATTAAATGGACCTGTTGGACCATCAACCGTAATGCTTACGGCAGTCGTTATATGAAAAGTTCCGGAATATTTTATGCTCATTTAGCCCTCTCCTTGAGCCTGAGTATAAGTCACTTTCAATCTATAGTAATCTCCTGGATTTGTGACAGAACTTGGTAGGGTTAAACCTAATGACCCAGATGTAACTCCATCTGTACCAGAAAATAAAGTAGCTATATCAGACCAACTGCTGCTGTAATTAGATTGAAGTTTTACTTGATTGATAAACCAATCTGAACATACACCAGCGAAACTCCAAGTCAAAGTAAAGGACGCACCTTCTTCAAAAGATGAACTAGACGTTGGATTAGTAATGTTTGATATTTCACAAAACGCCATAGCTTTATCATCCTATCGCAACTGTCCAGGTTATACGAAGAATGTCAGTTGTCTGCATCGTGAAATTTGTGACATTATAAACTGCAAATGGTTCTGCAAAGGTTGCACCAACATCCTGTGCATTATTAGAATAATCTTTTCCAAGTTCAAATGATGAAATAGTAGTTGTAGCAGACTCCCCCCAAATAGCTTCAGCGGTCCATATACTAGAATTAGTAACATTAGATGTTGATTTATTTGAATGCATAAATAAGTCAAAAACAGGCTCGGTGGATTGGCCACTGAAACTTCTAAAATAACCAGTTGTAATTGATGATTTTGCTAAGATTCCATTCTCACCATCACGATCTGTGACTGTATTGCTATTATTGTCTCCAGGATATCTACCAGAAAACCAGTCAGATGATGTGTTTAAGTGATAGGTTGTACCCCCAGAAGAGGAATGCATTGCATCGATAATTCGTTCCATAATCCAATCATTAGTATCGTTGTAATCAACAATAGAAACCTTTGGTTCCATTCGTTCTACATCTAATGCATCATATACCTTAATGTCAACTGCACCTTTAATAAGAATTGTTGTTGGGATTGTGTTTATATTAATCATTGTATCTCCTATGAATCAGATATTGTTATTTGCCAAGTGACGTTCAATTGATCTCCATCGTCCAATTCTATTTGTGAAGAAAAAGTATGTGCACTATAATCAGTTAAAAAAGTGGTGGTTGACCAATAATGACCTAAAATTGCCGAAGGTATTGAATATGATGCCGATGCCTTTATAACTCCCTCAATAGTAAATGAAAGTGATGAGTTAGAATCAAGCGATGTATCCATTTGATACAAAGCTGTTGGAGAGGTCCCATTCAATACGATTCCCGACTCACCATTAGTTGGTGATGAGAAATCATCATTATTAAAAGGAGAATTCAGTAATCCGAAATTGTTTGTAGCTGTGTACAGGGTATCCGAAAGTTTGTTTTTTAATTCAGACTGAATTGTATTTTCTTTCCCTTCAGAAGTAACTACACTTCCATTTCTCTTAATTACTTCCCAACTCACTGTACCGCTTGTACGAAGAGTCTCTGCTAGTTTTCCCATGATTTTATATACCTCAAGGTGTTCCTGATTGTGTGTTAGTTATTGAAAAAATATTCATATCTTGATCTATTGCAAAAATGTCTGCCCCATGTATTGCACCAAGGTCAAATTGATACCACACAGCTTTACCTTGTCTAGCCTTGACCATATCAAAACAATAAATGTTTCTTATATCAGATCCAAACCGGCACAAGATCCTGGCCTTCTTTGGATCATAAAAAAATCTTGAATCTTCCAAATCCGCTGATGCCTGGTAAATGTCTTTTATGGGTTCAGTTATTGGATTAATATTAAAACCTGGATCTATCACATAAGCATTATCCTGTCCTGCAAAAAACGTTTGGCCAGCTACGGTAACAATAGAGTTGGGAGCAATACAGCCAATATTTTCTTCAGATTCAACCAAGCTAAATCTTGATGGATCTATAGTAGGGACATCCAACCTATATATTCCTCTTTCCATAAACACCACTAACGATCCAAGGTGATTAGTCAAACCTGTTATCTCTCCACCCTGTAGATCTTTTATCTGAATATAGTTAACTATTGGCAATATGTCCAGCTGCTGCAAGGATGAATAGATTACCCAGTCATCATGGTCCTCATCATCGCCACCAGGGTCCAGTCGAACATTGCCTACGAATTGTCTGCCAGCCAAATGAACTGAATACTTGTGATTAACAGTGACCTTCTTTTTTCTTCCCAGCGGATGTAATGCCCTGTCATTATAATGCATATCATAGAACCACAAAGTTACATCATCACCACTAATTTCGTAACGATATCCATCTGTTATATCTATAGTAAAAGTTCCGGTTTGAGTTATATCGTTTGAAACCCTCACCACCTTGTTCTTGCTGTTAACCACCACCTCTTCAATGGCTGGACCGCTTGTTTTGTATATTACACTTCCGTCTGCCTCCCCAGAGCGATAGTCCCAGGATGATTTATATAAAACATCCTTCCCAGCGGAAAAACCGGAGGATTGAAATTGATTGCCATCATTTGTGGTATGCTCATCAAATTGCCAATACGTATTAGATACTTTGTCAAACCCTTTTTCTGCATTTGTCCAGTTATAATTGCCATTAACTAATGCAAAAAGACCACTTGATGGAAATGATGTACCATCATGGTCTATTTCATGAGTGTTTCCACCTTGAGAAATTATGAGATCCCATTCATCATCACCCCAATGACCACCAAAGCTATCACTATTCGTAAGCTTAGAATGATAAAAGTAGCCTGTACCCAAAGATCGAACAGATACAGCACTGCCAATAACATCCTCATGGTCTGCTTTGGATTTTACTGGAATCGTGAATATGTGATAGTATACCGGATCTAAGTTTCCTGTTGCAGTATCAGAGAAGGACCTGTACAACTTAATGGATGTTATCCTCGGATTAAAATCTCCGGATTTATCTAATTTTAATCCTACTTTTAAAGTTTTATCATCACTAGTCAATTCAAACGAACTGGATGCTTCGGGCAGAGGATGCTCCTGTACGCCATCATAAACCGGGACAAATTTATAGTTATAAAAACCAGATTGACGCATTCCATCGCCTGCATCTGTTACCACTTCCATATCCCAAGTGGTTGGCAGCAAAAGTGTTGCATCGTCATAAATAAAACTGTCTACAGTATAATTTCCAAAAAAGAACTCCCTGTCAATCTTTTGGTATATACCAGCCTTTTTATTTAACCCATTAGCAAATCTTATCTGGCGACCATAATTATTGATTTCAATTGTTGTTGCTGGTGTGCCTGTACTCAAATCTTTTATAGTAGAAATACTGGTGAAATCGGCAGCACATTCTTTGATTTTATTCTCTTGTGGTTCAAAGAAAACCCAGACTGGTGCAGCCAAATCCTGATGCGACCACTTTACTATTTGATCAACATGATTACCTGTCATGGTAGATTGATCACCACGGCCAGAACGTTTGATCAGCTTACCTGGAACATCCGTTTCGAAGTTTATACTTACGGTTGCCGCTGATATTTCGATATCCTCTGGATCTGCATATGTGATTAGGCCACCATCAAACATTGGTATGTTTTTTATATGTTGTTTAGGGCTCGGCATTATTTACCCATACAGTGTATCGATTATCGTGCTTGGTCCACTGTAGCCTTTCATTGGTAATTGGGTATCTGCTTCCATTTTCTTGGCCTCATATATTGATATTGAGTTTAGGGAACTTTTATCATCCTGCTGATCTGCGTAGAGTGCTGCTCTAGCGTAATGAATTAAACTAGCATGATACACAGCCGGTATTACTGGATTAACTCCAGGATCTGGATATTCATATTCAGTACCCCTGGCATAAGCTACACCACCGAGTCCCAAAGATGCCCAGTCGTTTAATAGATCTTCCCAAGAACCGTATGTGTTAAACCACTGTTCTTCTTGCTCGCTTGATTTGTGTATTTGCTCACCATCTTGGAAATTGGTCAGGTTCCAATTTTTCAGGACCAAATATCCTTCGTCCTGGTAAATATCTACTACGTCAACAACAACTGCTGATGCATCGGAATCAGTACCAGAAACAGTATCACCACTATAAAACTGTTCATAGGTTAGATCCTTAAACCGTAACCAATCGTATCCTGGAGTAGCTAATAATGGATCAAGGTGGGTTGGCATAGCAGCATAAGAAAAAGATACTAAACCGGTTCCTTTAATAGGATATAAATATAATTTATCACCACGAACATAATAAGATTCGGGTGAACCGGTTTTTAGTCCTTTGTTCTGTTTAAAACGAGAAGATACTTTAAAATTTTTCCGATAATCTAATATCTTCGCATCGTATTCAACTTGACCAACGATCTCAATAAAATCACTTGGCAGCTTAATATAGGTACTGCCAGACTTATGCTGAAACGCCCAGTCTTTGATATAGCATTTTGTACCTAGAGCAAAATCTACCTCAGCTTCTTCCAAGTATTTTCTGACTTTAACTCTAGGCGTTCCAGTATCGAAGGACGTTAAGGCCCTATCAATAAGGGATTCCCAGGTCATGGGTTAACCCCTGCCTTTAGTACCTATTCCACCTGGTGCTTCTGTTGGATATCTTGCATTTAAAGAATCAATTTGTGCTTTGGCATTTGCAAAAGCAGCATTAGCCCTATCCACTTTAGCATCCATCTTCCACAACTGCGATTCAGCCATATCTACTATAGATTCATGCAGTGCAACATTTAATGAACATTCATTACTATCCGCTTCAAGATTTGCCGGGGACCGTAAGAACCACACATTAATATCATCTGTGGCACCAGGACCTTCAACAAATAGTGTGTCTGCAAATACATACGCAACTGGATTAGTTGTGCTACCCGCAAGGTAGGAATTTTCCAATCGTTTCTGATCGCCTGGATCTATCATTGTACACCATACACTATCGGTGGCATCATATACCGCAATGATTCCATTACGCATTACATTTTCCGATATATCACTACTGCTTATGCCGATATCGATAGCGTTATCAGTCATGGTAATACCTTCATCGATCACTTGTAATTCGCCTAAATATGCATTGTGAATCAAATTCACCACACTTTTCTGTGCAATATTCAAAGCATCTAGCTTTGCAGCTTGAGTAAAAGAAGATTCCGCAGGATCTTCCAATCGTAAGCCTAGTGTTGATAACATTTCGTTACCTGTCATTTCTGACTCCTTGTTTAATTAAGTGTTAGGCTGGCCCGGCTCACAGGCCGGACCAACCCAACGGTTTCAGATAATAAGATCGTCTGAAGGTTTGGTTAAGATGCTCTAGTAACCAATTTCCATGTGCCTGTTGCAACAGTACAGAAGTACATATTTGCAGCAGAGGTATCCATATAAATAGATCCCTTTATAGCAGCATGGTCAGGTGCACCTTGACCAGTGTAATAGTTTACACCGCCAATGGCAGTATATACAAACCCCTCCGCATCACGCTCACCGAGCATTCCAACCTTCTTACGATCCGCAGCTATTTGTGCTGTTGCCATAATAAGTACCTCCTAGGTATAGTTCTGAGACAGACCTTTAATAAGGCCTTGCCTAGAAGCATTGGAACAAGTCAGGGCACCGAGCCACATAATTTTGGCTACGGCTGCATCCTGATTTACCGGTTTCATGAATTTCTCAAAAGCAAAATTCCGCTTTCGATGATGACGGAAACCCAGATATTTCTCATTCAGGAAAAAAGCAAGTCCAGCGGGACAATGGTCGTCCACCACTACTGGTGTGCCACGGTACAGTAGGTTTGTAAAACCAGCATCAGCTAAAGATTGCGATGAAGCACCGAATCTTTTCTGACCAACTAATGATTCTTCATACGCATCAAATACAACCTGTGTGGTTGTAATAAGCGAAGGTTTATCATTGTCTACCGTACACGCACCATACATTTCCCGGAACTGTCTTTGGATGAAATCAGCGTGAGCAGGATCTGTCATATTTGCATATGAAGCACTGCCACTCGTTGATCCCTGTGCATCCCACCAACTATAGTTGCTGGAATTAATTCCACCAAGAGTTCGGCCAGAATCGATGATATGTTGTAACCCGATGAACTCGTCACCGGAATCATCACTCGTACCGTATAGTGTGGAACCAAACAGATCCTTTAGAGATTTCTCTGCGTTTTTGACCTTGGCCTCTAATAAATCGATCACACGCTCTGGGCCATCATTGAGCATTTCCTCTTTACCGGAAATACTAATAGTGGCATAAGCCTGTTTCCATTGATATTCCGCATCTGTGAATACTTCCGTAGGACTAGTGTCCAGGATATCGTACCCGCTAAAAAAGCCTTTAGCATCTGCTTTACCATATTCAAGAGGTTGTAACACCTTGTTTCCGGAAGCGGCTGCTTTAGATTTTCTTAACATCCGATGCGTTAATATGTTAGAATCGAAAATATTATCGACCAAAAGGGGAATATACTTATCCTTCGTTAACGCACTTAAATTGTCATAATTTAAAGGCATTGTTAACTCCTTTGTTTAAGTTTATTCATACAGGTCGTAACTTTTTAAAGCCTGTGCTCTTGCATCATCAAAATCCTTCGGCTTCACATTAGACAAAGATTTAGAACCTTTGTGCTTAACGGATGCCTCCGGTATTGACTTACTGGCACTTGCTTTCTCTAACGTCTTCACTGCCTTTGAGAATGAACTATCAACAGTTGCTTGATGATAAGTGAGCACGAATGCATCTTCTAAGTTGCTCATCCCTTTTTTAGATGCAGTTATCAAAACATCTTGAATAGCACTTTCCTCCCCATTCAATTCTGGATGGTTGCGGATTAATGCTTGGATGTCTCGCTCAACTGCTTGCTGGGCATTTTGCATCTCTACCTTATCTTCTAACTCCTGGATCCGGTTTTCTTGGTCCGAATCTTTCGTGTCCTGTGGTGTTTGTACATCTACATTAGGCTCATCAGTTTCCGTAAATAGAGCGTGGTCAGGCCCAAGGTAATCCTTGAGAGTCTCCCTAAGGTCCTCATCTTGCAATAGATCATCGTACTTTTTCCTAACCTGGTCCAAGTGCTTCCGATCATCTGCAAGTTGTTGTGCCTTTTGGGTATTGGATTTCTGCCAATCGCTTCTGTTCCGAGAATCATCAATGGCTAATTTGAGATCCTCAAGCGAATAGTTCGTTCCATCCACATCTATTGGTTCTACTGATGGGTGTGCATCTTCAGCTTTATCCGGTTGCTCAATTTCTTGAGTCTGGACTTCTACGGCAGCTTCCTCACCGTTGGGTTCACTATGTTCTTCTGTAGGTTCTGATACCACATTCGCTTCTTCGACCAGCAGCGAAGTTGCATCAGAATACGATACTTCAGCACCATAGATTCCACCTTCAATATTTTCACTCATATGTTGTAACCTCAACAAAAGTTAATTTATTTATTTCCATTTGGTATATAAAATCCATCATATTTAAATATTATCCAAAGTTATCTGATCATTTTCTTTTTTTTTAAGATCTTGACCTCAGATTTTCTGGAAGTCTTTCCATTAGTGACGGATCCTTCTCCAACTTTCTCATAATATCATCCTCATTGGTCCCCAGACTAGCCAGTTCTTCATCGGCCATTGGTTCAGCATTACCTGTGTCCATTTTCTGGCGTTCCATTAAGGACCTTATAAGCCTTTCTTTTCCTGGTAATTCTATATTTTCTAGGATATATAATGGATCTGTGATTAACCCCATTTGCATTAGCTGGAGTATTTTGTTTTCAATCCACTCTCTGTTTTCTGGTAACATTGAACCGGATCTGGCTCTAACTTCAAAGTTCATACCCTGAAGCATAGAACCTATATATTTACGATCTTCCATACCTGTGTCCGTTTCAATACTTGTCGTATGTTCTTTTGTCCCAAGATTTACAATCATTGCCACCCAAATACTACCAAGGGTTTGAATTGCCTGGTCCACTGATCTGGCCTTGAAATCGATTTTAGTAGTGGATGCCTGACGATAAATCTGTGCCTGAATACCACTGGTTACATTAGCATCAGCTTTGCCTTGAGTGGCTTTATTTACGCCACTAATAGTTTCAAACATATCCTCCAGCAACGAATAAAAATTAAACACATAACCTGGCATACCAGCCGGCTGCAACATGGTCACTTGACCGGGACCACGTTTTCGAATTATACTGCCAGGCTTATTGGTGATCTGATCTACAACGTCTGTCGTTTCATCTGCTATCCACATAGGATTGGCCATCAGGTGTGTATTATCCATTATTTGACTGGCTAAACGATCTAAAGATAGATTTAGAGATTTTAGTCTTTTTGGTTCTGGCTTACCCCAGAAACTGTGAGCGGATCCACCATTCTTTAATACTATAAAAGGGAAAGGGCTGGGAATGTGATTCTCTTTTGTTAAGAATGGATACCTGGTTGGTCCATCATATAATAGAACACCATTGCAAATAGTTGTTTGCCGTATTAAACCAGGATATTTATCCATCTCTTTGGGTTCCTCTTCCGGGTCATCAGCCTCAACATATTCCTTGGAATAATCCCTAGCATAACATTCAATTAATAATGCTCTCTCTTCCAGATCTTCCATGGCCCTGGATGAGTTTTCATAATAGTTTGTTTCTGATCCGGTAGTGTCCGTGATCTGAACCACATCAGTACCACCAACTTGAGTATCGTTGATCTTTAATGCTTCATACCTGTCCAGTTTAGATTCTGATTTTACATATTTACCATTCTCATATTTGTCCCTAATCTCCCATAATGGTGTTGGTGCAGCATAGATAACATATTCTGCATTCTCTAGCTTTGTGGCCGATGGATTCACAAAAAAAGCATAGGGATCTACAACATCAGCATCAGGTAGATCATCATCTGCAAAAGTTATCTTTAGAATTCCGTTACCATAGACTAGGTAATCCAATAACCACTCCGGGACCAGATTCTGCATATCTCTGATTACCCACAATTCATCCATCTGTTTTTGCAAGATCTCAGCTGCTTTTGCGGATATATCATCTCCACCTACAGAAATGATGTCAATGCGGGGAGGGCGGTTGGAAAGGATTGGGACCATAGTATCTATGGCACTTGCAATAAGATCTAGCGTAACCTGATTTTTAAAGGATGGCATATTCATATTGTGCCAATGATCGCCCATATATAATCGTTCAGCTTCCCGCCATACCTTGGTCGTGTTTTCCCTGGCACGATGACAAATGTCAAACATGGCCTCGTTTTTCTTAATTATTTTTTCTTCTTTGCGACTTGGCTTGTACGCTTCTTCTGTTTTATGAGAACCATGCGAAGTAGAATCTTTTTTTGGTTCGTACTCTTCTGGATGTATTGCCATTAATTTGCCTCGATTTGAATGTTGTTAAGCCTTTGATCCGTGACTTGATTAACGATAGTAATAAGTGCACTTTTATAATCACTTCCTATAGCACCCATTGCCTCTATTCGCTCTATCTCTTGAATAACTTGCCCAACTTCGGGCATCTCTTCTTCTTCCCATCTGCCTGTTTCCGGATTGAACCATTGTAAACTTATCGGTGTAATTGTTGATTCTTTCATCATGCCCTTATTCCACTATAATCAGTTTCCAGTGATAATAATTTATCTAATTCTTTCTGTAACCATGGCTTTTGAATCACTTTGGTTGGCGATCCTACATAATGTAAAAAATATCTCATCTGATCAGCATGATGATCCTCTCCTCTTGTATTCAGGTCCTCCGGTTTCTTATCATCGTGGACTAGGGTTGGAATTGTTCTTATGAAGTTTGGACAAGTGGAAAATACCTTTAATTTTGGTGGCTGACCTTCGTAATGATCTATGTACTGTCGGCATAGATTCCAACCGTTTATACGCTCATTGTTGGCTTTGAACATGTTGATACCGGCACGGCTTAAAATATCAGCAATGCTCATGTTGCTTGGGGCAACTATATCACTTCTGTTTGTGTTTTGTGGATTGCGTATCCACATGCTGGGATCTCCTACAGACATCATATATTCTTCTTGGCCACTCAATTCTATTATCCTGTCTATGTGGTGACTTAATTCCTGACCAGCTTCGTAATGCTCACGATATAAGTAAACATTGCCGAAGAAATCTACGGCCCACCACCCACATGCGAATGGTGCTGCAAAACCATAATCAATAGACCTGTATTTGTACCATTCATAAGGAATGTCAAATGGTTCTATTACATGAAGATCTTGTCGCCACTTTTGAAAGAACTGTCCAGAAAATACGTCCCAGTCTCCATCTAACCAGGCTCGCCTTAATTCATCAGGCAATGCCTTTAAACTGTTAATATACTCCGGATCTTCACGCATAATAGTAGGGTTATCTGTTACCTTACTGGGTATAAAAATCCGGGATTTTCCGCTTTTCTCATCAAAGTGAGTTTTGTTCCTGGCTACATCTACAAACCTGGCCTTAACCCAACCATGTCCAGGTCCCCCGGGATTTGTGGTCCCAAATACCTGTGCCTTTATGCCCGGTATTGTGCTTCGTGCTGATGATATTAATTTTAAATAATCTAATTCATTAGGGATTAAAGTTAACTCTTCAATACCAATTTTCTGATATTCCTGTCCTAGGTACTTTGTCCATGCGTCTTCATTGCTCAAGTGTCCTGTCCAAATCTTGGCTCCAGATGGGAATTCAAATTGTGCCGGATTACCTGTTACCTTTACTCCCATATACCGGTATAAGTACTTGGCCCTGTCAATCCAATCCTTTAAATCATCGTAGTTACGCCTGATTACTAACCCACGGTACCTCGGCTGCTTTATGTATTCTGGATCTACCATCCAAACAGTCATGGCCTCTGTTTTTCCACCTCCCCTGCTGCCGCCAAAAAGAATCTCGCTCTCCTGCCTGGTTAATACCCTGGTCTGTGGACCGGGATGGGGTCGCCATATTATCCGCTCTTCCATTATATATTTGCCACTGGTACCATAAAAGTGTTTCTGGGACCCCTATTCCGAAGGTGGGGTGGGTAAGAATACATCTGTGGTAGTTTCCTGGGCAACTTCCTCTCGCAGTGAGTAATTTAGACGGCTATCTCTTACTCCCCCCTCGTTATATGGCGAAGGTGGGGGGGTGGGGGTGGGGGCCTTGAGCAGATCAAGCTGTGCAGCATCCTCACCTTCACGCACATGATCCTTATTGTCTTTTGGCACCTCCGCATCTATCTCATCACCAAGCAACCTACCATTACCATTACTGCTCTCTATTGGGACCTTAACAGGCATCATGATCACTCCTATATGGCTCTGTATATCAGTCTTTATCTCTTGTGCCTTCAGATCAGGAGCAACCTTATTAACGACAATCTTCCACGCATCCTTCTGCCTTGGATCATTGTCGTCCAGTGCGGCTGCCAGTATCTTCTCTAGAACAAGTGGTACAGACGGATGCTCTCTTAAATATCTACCAAAGTGGCTAGGCCTACGACCTGCTGGATTACCACTTACACCTGGCACCCAATTGGGATTGCCACCCTTATTCTTTATTTTTACGATCTTTGTATCCATCAACTACATTCCAACTACATTATACTAAATTTTACACCATTCTCCTCGGAAACAATACGCCTAACGAGCAAGTGATCAAGGTGGATGGAGGTCCTAGATTTTCCAGGAAAGAAAATGTGGCTGATTAAACCAATTTTCACTTAAATCATACATCAGTATAATATGTAAGGATTCCCTTCGCCAACCATAAACGGAGAAAATGTTTTTTGTAACTTTACCTTGCCATTAACGTTATACTAGTATACCTTTAATCAACGTATGGAACAATTCACTAACATAAGGAGACATTATAATGGCTAGCGTATATAAAAGAGGAGACATTTACTGGGCTAATTTCAGCACAGCAAGTGGATCGCAAAACGCAGTCAGTACCAAGATTCGCATCAGCGTGTATGGTCCCAGAAAGGCAAAGCAATTAGCGTTAGAGCAAGCCATCAAATGGGAACGTAATGAAGTTGATAAACGAGTCAGTGGTGTTGATTTCGCCAGTTTGGTGGATTCTATTAGCACACTAGATCCTGATGATAAAACCAAATTGGCACTCATCCTGGTCAATCACTTACCGGATAGTTATCAATCAAATGGTGACACTCTCACATCCTTAATAACATATAGTGATTGCCGGGAGAAATGGCTTTCAAAGGTTATCAGCAAGAAATCAGACAATTGGATTACTAGAGAAATCACTTGCCACAGATTCTTCATTGAATTTATTGGCGTGGGTACTCTCATAAGTTCAGTCACAACAGAGAATATTGATGATTTCATTGTTAGCCGAGAAGGTCTTGGTAAGGCCCCGAACACTATTAATAACTACCTTAAACCAGTGTCGCAACTTTTCAATTACGCAGTTGCGAATGACTTGGTCACAAAGAACCCTGTTAAATATGCACAGAAACCAGGCACAGCCAATGTTCGTGAATGGGATTACATTCCTGATGATATATTTGATGTGGTTATTGATCAGGCCAAAGATTCAGACAGAATATTCTGGACATGGCTTCGTTACACCGCTTTGAATCCAACCGATGTAAGTGCTTTAACTCCCGCTAGTATTGAAGCTGACAGCAGTGGAGCGGGCAGACACATCAATGGCAAAAGAGCCAAGAACGGCAGACTGGCCAGAATACCTGTTCATCCAAATATTGAGCATATCATCTCAAATTTTGGTGATGATTGTTTTGGAGTGTACGTCAATAAGGGACAGCGTGACGACTCCAACATACGATTCAAAGAAGCACTTGCTAACGAAGGAATCTCCAGTGTAATTGGATCGATCAGACACACTTGTGCAACCAACCTTCTGGAATCAGGAATGACTCTGGATGAGGTTGCATTGATTATGGGTCACAGCGATACAACGATGCTCAAAAAGATCTATGTCAAGCACGTTGATCAGGTCAGAGCCTACGAAGCAGTAAAGCGACTGAAGTAATGAACATCAAACATAGCAGCACAATCGAAAGCCTGGACGAGGAGATCCAGGCTTTTGATATTATAAATGATATACGATGGATTGAAGTTGGCAGACATGTCGTCATCTGTTATTATGCTTGGGTACAATATCTCCACGTGAAAATATTAATAAATCCATTAATTGAATACCTAACAAGATAAGGAGGACCAGTCATGACAGATACAAAACAAGAGTACATCGAAAAGATAAACCCCTACGCTTACATCAAAGATGTTGAGGTCGAAGCACCTGATGGGATCATGAAATTAGATCAAGACGATATTAATCTCATGAGACAGATGGTCCACGTTTCAATTGAATCAGGTAAGAACGATAACAACAAGCATTTCGTTCAAAAGATTCAGCAGTTCCAGGACCGGTTTGAAGAAAACGTAACAAAAGGAGAAGAAAAATGACGTTAATCGACATACTAAACTATCAACCGCTAGGTGATCATGGCGTACATTCTCTTTTGAGTGTAAGAATGTTTCATGTGTTCATGGTATGTGCGTTGATTCTTATCCATCGACAGTTTAATAAAGAGGATAAAGAATAATGGCAAAACCAATCACAAATTACAGATTCGTGAAGATTCAAATCAGCGATTTAGAACATGACCGCTTACACCAGGTTTCAAAGGAAATGAAAGTAAGTTACCAGAACCTAGTCGGTTCGATACTACGCCAGTATCTCACCGATGTTGGGCGGCCAATGATCATACGCAGTCTACAAAGAGAACAGGTAGAGCCTGAATCCAGGTGACAGCGGTTCTATAAGTCTTTACCTAATCAAATAAAGAAACGAAAAGGTCACTCAATTGTGGCCTTTTTGTTTTTTGGCTTCTATACGAATATAGTCATCTCGTGACATTTTTATAATATTATTCAATTCATATCTGCTGCACTCATACAATGGTTTACGTTTCACACATTGTTCAATATTATAAAGACTACGCTTTATGCCTATACCGTCAGGTGAATCAAGCTGAGATCTGGCGATGACTTTTATAAGATCATAATGTGCCATTCATTTTACTTCTAGACCCTCAATAAACTTTTCCATTCTCTTAATCAAGGCAAGTACATTTGGATATTGTGATGCAAATCTCGCCCACTCAATCTTTTCAAGTTCTTTATCGATCTTTGCTATTCTATCTTTTATTTTCATTATACTTCTCCGAACTCTTCGTTATCAATATTTCTGCGTATCGCATCATAGATTCCATAGCCATCATAGAACTCATCTATATAATCAAGAGTCTTATTCCAGTCATGTTGGCTTGACCTGGATCGACCACCAAAGTGATCTTTATCCTTGCAACAATAACAACCGCCACTATTCTTATCCTTATTTATATCCATCTTACAAAGAGAACATTTTTTGGTTTTACATAACTTGTTATTAACGTCATTACCAATTCTCCATATTCTATGCTCCCAATGGTTTATAAATTTAACAGTAAATTTTAAATTCGTTTTACGTTCTGCCCACCGCACATAAATTTCTGCTGTCTCACGGGTTCTGTCTTTTATAAGAATAGAATCTCCAATGTCTAAAGATTTTAATGCGGCTATGCAATCTCGTCTATAATTAGGAAGATGTTTATCATAATCTTCTGGTATCGGTATATCTTTATCTATTTTTATCATATCGATCAAATTTATCGTATAAATAAATTCCCAACATAATCACATAGTTAACAAGCATAAGCAACGGTATAGTGATAACCGTAGCTATCAGTAGCAATACAAGAAAAAGCACGCCTATGATGCCTTCAATAGTCTTTATGATGCTTTTCTTGACACTCTTCTGACTGTTGATACACCTTCTACTGTATGTCCCCATTTTTCTTCCTCCAGGTCATTTAATCTATTACGCAATACTTTTGTGTTCCTATGTTGGGAATGATGTTTCTTGATAAGGTCCCTGTAGATAGAACGGATCAAGTAATCATTACGAGTCTTAATATTTTTCTTCATCATTGATCTTTAGTTTATCAAGAATCAAATCAAGTTTTGCAAGGATAGTTTTAATATCCTGGGCATCAGCTATCACATTCCAATTGATGTTGTCTTGAGCAGCATCTTCTTTAGTAATGTACTTAACTTGTTTTATTCTTGGATCTGTCGTGGTCAGTGTCATCAGTTCCTCTCTCTTTTTTTATGTCGTACAATAATCGTTTCACCTCATCTCTTGCATCCAGATCTAAATTTTTTGGTATCCTTATCTTTCTACTTTCATCAGCTTGCTCATGAAGCCATAAGAATTCCAACACACCCATACGTTTCATTAACAATGAAGCTGCTCTAGCAGGGTGTTGGCCAATGTAGCCATGACAGCCAATACACAGGGCCAGACAATTCAGCGGTTCCCACCTGGTCTTTATATTTCCCCTTCCAAACCACATATGACAGCAGTGTAACCTTCTACTATCTACACCCTGTATAAATTTCTTATCACACTTCTGGCAAGTCCAATGGTCCCTCAATCTTATATACTCTGAAAACAATATATCAGTTCTAGTCCTCTTTATCCTTCCTTTTCCTCCAGGAAACCCCATTACAGATCCTTATTTATTAGGTCACCGAGTAACTTTGTTTGACCTTTCCTTGGACCAACCTTCTTATCCAAACCAGGATTAATTCCCAGCAACTGTTCATTGACAACATACTTATATTTAAATCTCACCTTCTTTTCTAATATCACATCCGACATATCACCTATGGTTTTCTTTCCGCCTAACTCATTTAGGATCTGGTAGCTAACAGAATGAATCTCTGATTTATTCCAAGACTCTCCTATCGTCACTTGGATAACTTTTTGTAAATCCTGCATAACTTGATCAAATGAAATAACTTTATCTTTTATCAGTTTAGTTAGATCAGCTACCCTAGGAAAGAACTCACTCTTGCCTACCCATTCTCTAGCAGCCTCTTGTACAGTATCATACTCATAGATACCCAACTGATCAAAATATACCCGCACCAGGGAATCATTATGCTCTTTCCCATATGCAGTATTCAAGTAATGCATAGCGTTCTGGAATTCAATCCTCTTCATTGATCCAGTCCTCATACTTTTTTTTCTCTCTACTGGTTTTAGTGGCCATTGCCACCATACCATTCCAGGTTGACCTTAACATACCTACGTTTGGATTCTTTCTGGCAAATGTATCCTTGGTGATATATTCTTGGAAGAAGTATATAATACCAGCCTCCACAGGGTTAGGCCCATATTGTTTTTCCAGATCTTTTAGGATCTTTCCATCCTTTCCAAAACTAGCATGGTATTCTACGCCTGTATACTTTAAATACTGATCCCCAAATACAGCAAGCAGTGTTGTAGCGGTAGCTGCAACCTTCTTCTTACCATTCTTACCATTCTTAACTTTCTTTACCTTCTTTAGTTGTGTACCGTGGGTTGTACTGTTGGTCGTACTATCGGTTGTACTGTTGGTTGTACTGTTGGTTGGCCGCACATCCTGGTAAGTGTCGTAGTTACAGATAGTTAGGTGTGTCCATAAGTGTGTCGATTTGCGTATCACCATTGTGTCGTTTTCGAGCATAGTGATGTATCGCCTAACCTTGCCCCTGGACCATCTCCATTGTTTGGCTAAATCTTGTAAACTAGTAATTAATTCCCCCCGCCTAATCATAATCATTTTATCCTGGACCAGCCATTTTTTAGTTTGATGATTAGCCATCATGAGTAACAAAATCCACGCTTTTAAATACTCTGCATTTGCGAATATCCAGTGGTCCTTCATATCTCTGTGAATCTTAATCCATCCATGACCTTTATCCATAAAACTTCACTCCACCGATTGTGGAATCATCGTATAGATTTTTGATCATACTTTTCAGTCGTCTATCATTGGGTATGCGTTTGCAACCAGCTATTAACAATTTACTTCTAATTGAACGCAGGTTCACCGATCCAAACATGGTAAACATAAAGCTATTATTTAGTGATAATTCAATGATATGTATGATTGGTCTTTCTAACATTATTCACTCCCTATTGTATTTTTTATTTTGACAGATCTGACATAAACACCATCCATCATCGTCAAATTCTTGATCATCGTTTTTGAAAAGATCTAAGAATGGAAACATATCCTGTTGAATATGAATTTCAGAAATGGCCTCATGCAAAGAATCACTGAACCCCACAGCATTCATCCAATGATTTGAATGTCTCTTTGGTAGCCTGACACCGCAATAAGGACACCTTGGAAGATTACTAATCCTCTGGCTCTGTAGGTTCAAAACGCTGTCCATACTCATTAGGATCTTCCTGATGGCCACAATCTTGACACTTAATTCCAAGATCGCTATGATCTGGTGATCCTGGGCGTATGTATTCCTCAAAGATTACATTACTGGATTCACACTCTGCACAATCAGTATCGGCAGCATCACCGGCTCCACGGATGATCCCAGTGAAATGAGCAATTGATTTATTATACGCTGGCATTGATTTTCTCCAAACAGGTGCATGGGTTACTATGACAAAGTTCGCACCTTCCAACTTTGTTATAGATTGGATCCATATCCATTAATTTTTCTTTATTCTCTGGTTCAGAATGCTCCAGACACTCTGAACATAAATCATTATCAGGCCAACCTGGGTGAGCAAATAGTGAACCACAGCAATTAGTTACTTCTATACACATCATTTAGTATCCAGTCATCTTTTCGCATGTTTCAAAAACCTCTCAATCTTTGTAAACAGTATTAACCATTTTTTGTATTGGCCCCAGCCCCCCAGCTTTCTAATAAAGGGACCGGTATGGATCATCAGCTTAATCTTATCTTTTTCCGGCATCATCATCTTTTTGGTGTAGTTTGTTCAATAAAATTCTTATTGCTCTTTCAGCAGTATGCGGTACAACTCCATTACCCAATAACCTCAATCTATCCACTCTATTGACAGTTGGGTCCACCCTACCGGAAGTCCCATCATCTGCTCCACCCAGTTCGGATTGAGTTTCCCTACTGCTACTGCTTCCTTGGAACTGTGATTTATGTTGTGAACCACCCCCCTCAGTATTTTTCTTTCGTGGTCGTGTCTTGGCATCGGGTTGTACTGGTCCGACACTGTAACTGTCGGCCACGACTCTTGGCTCTTCCCACTCGTACTGCTCTTCTCCTGGTCGGGAAGGCCAATAGCTACATGGGATAGCATTTTCTGATTTTGCGTCCCTCCTGGTTTCGTTGCTTTCTCTTCGCCTACTTGTGGTGTCGGCCATGATTTCGGATTTACTTGTTCTCTTAAATTGCATGGTGCTTTTCTTCCTTTGCGATGTGTCCTAAAAATTCTTGCCTGAGCCTCACCTTCTTTTGGCGGTAGATAATCCATTGTATTTGGTGTTGCCCATCGCCTCGCTGAATCCTCTAGGTTCATGCTGTGGCTGCTCGTTCCGTCTTTGCTCGCCCTACGACCTGTTTCCGTCAACTCCATATCGTGATGTGCTATCTCCTGTGTCGTTGGTGTAGCCCAATTCTTTTCTTCATGGTATTCCACCGCATCTCTCAATTTTGCTCCATAGGTCATATCTGGTTTATTCTTTTTTCTTAATTTGAATCCGCTATCTGTCATTTCAATTCTATCTTTTTGACTTCCGCCTTCTGGGTCACCCTGTGTTGCGGTAGGCCATGATAAAGATTCTTTTTCGCTGATGTGGTGCACCTGTTTCAACCGCTGAGAATACTCCCCACGCTGGGCAATAACCTCTATCTTCCAAATCTCCGAGGACATACTGGAGTACCGATTCTCCTTCTGCGGTTTTACTGCTGATGATTCCTTCGACATTTTCGAGAATAACATAATTTGGTTCGCATTGAGAGATTCCTCTGGCAATATATGGGTATAAATGTCTCGGATCTTTTGTTGAGTCTCGTCTTCCGGCAGCACTAAACGGCTGACATGGGAATCCGGCAGAGAGGATAGTAATATATCCACGAAACGCTTTGTATGGGAAGGTTTTAAGGTCCGTGTAGATAGGTGCTGGATATAAGAAACCCTCTTCCATCTTCGTAACCAAGTTTGCGATTGCGAAGGCTTCGATCTCCACATAAGCGATTTCTCTGATATTAGGCCAAATTCTTCGCAGTCCAAGCCCAATGCCTTCATATCCTGTACATAGGGAGAGGTGTGTAATTGCTTTGGAAGTATCCACACTAGCTAACCTCTCCAGTAGAAATGTCAACCAAAGGGCCTTTTTTTACAGATGTCCCAACTCTTCTTGGTGCTAGGATCCTTGCCATACAGTTCTCGCCTAGTGGATCCTTATCTGCATCTACACCTCTGCTGCGGAGATTGGAAACCATTCGGGATCCGTGACCACCGCTTTGTTATCCGGATATTGTTTTACTTCTAGTATCATACTTGCCTCCTTTTAGCATCTTTTGATGACGACAGAAGATCAAATGCTTTTAACTGGATGATCAATGCTTTTAACTGGATGATCTTACATGCGAGATACACACAAGAATCAAGTATCTCTTCTAATGTCTCTTGTACAAAATCCCGCTTGTCAGTAACAAGGATCTCTTCACCGTACTTCTTGGCACCAACGGCCAGACGCTCACTAATTAGATCAATTATTTCTTCGTTAATTCTGTCCGCTGATTCTCTTTTAGGCGGAACTCCCAGATCTCTAAGACTGTGCACGTCCATACTCATTAGGATCTTCCCAAGCGGTTGTGGTTCTTTCTTGTTCTTAATCATATATCCTCTTCGATGAATTTTTTCCACCTTTACCACGTCACTCATGTTTTATTTGGATCCAAGATGGACCAAAAATTAATAGGTACATCATAAAAATATTCCTCTTCTGGCATAGAATTATTCGGTACTTCAATCAGGCTACACTTCATAATGGTAGGCGAATCACAAACCATTAGAGTATCCCATGTCTTTACCCTGGGGAATTCTATGACATGGTGTACCACCACAACATAGTAAATATCCTTTGTTAAGAATTTTGTCTTTCTCTCTGGCACATGAACTGTATCATATGGCCAGTTCCCACTATGTACTGTTCTACGTTCAACCTCATACCTTGGAGCCATTATATCAACACCGTATTTATCTGGATTCTCAATGGCTTTAACACCATGGTCACGAAGGAAAGAGAGAACAACATCTTTCCCTGCTGCATCATTAGCAGCATGGTTACCAACATTAAATGGTTTGTGTTTCATAGCTAAAGTGGTATGTGGAAGGGATACCGGGGTAGATCACCTATGTGGGAGCATGAGGAGATAACGTAATGAACAGGACCTACCCCGGTGAAATACACCTTAACTAAAACGGCAATTCATCTGTGGGAGCGGCAGTTGAGGGGTCAGTAAAACTTTCTGTATCTTTCTCCTTTTTTTGCCATGTTTGCGACTCCTTTTCTTGCCAAGAATTCACTTTCGGTTGACCATACGGTGATTGGCTCTGCTTAGGTTCGCCAGGCTTGTAAAACGATACCCGGGTATAACTTTGCTTTTCTAGATCCTTTGGTTGCTTTGGATATAGTCTAGCTTTGACAAGCGTTGCCTTTCCGCAGTGTTCGCAGGCAATGTTTGCCGTCATATTGCCCGAGTAGTTATTTGGATCATCCAAACTACCCTTGGAATCATAATCTTTGTTTCTAAAGATTGTACCAGTGTTTATCTTATGTTCATAAGCCATTATTATTACTCCTTTTCTATTCGTTATTAATAAATACTAAATTCTGTTGGTGGCTCTTCTCTTAATGCTGGAAGTAAATCACCCTTTACATTCCTTGTACGATCACACCACAGATGACTCGCAGACAAAAACGCATCATAACTATCTTTCTGGAATGTCAATGTGTAGGTGGGATCGCCACGGTAACTATCTTTCACATACAGCCCCGCTATGTAATCAATTGGCATCTCTGGATGTTCTTTTTCCCAACCAACTTTGTATGCTGAATTCTGATACGCATGACTTGGATATGGTGCTCCAGTTTTCAGATCTACCAAGATAAGGCTTTCCTTTTTTGAGTTTTTAGCCTTCTTGAATTTCAGCAACATATCAAATCTTCCGGCAAATGGTAAACCCACATCATAGATTGGATATTCCACCGCCACCGGTACTGGTTTCTTTTCCTTCCAGAAAGCACAGAAAGAAGCTAGGTAACGTCTGATTGAATGAGCAAACATTTCTTCTCTTTGATACAGATGCCTCCACACCTCTGAACTTTCCTCAAGAATATGATTAAGGATCATTGCGGCCTTAACTGTTGACCCCTCGATCAGTGCCTTCATCCAATAGTGAACATGTGAACCTCTTATGCCAGCTGCATCCCTATGCATTGGTGCTAGGTGACCAAGGTTTCTGTTCCACTTGTCAAACCCAGAGCCTTTGTCTAGAACACTTAATTGAGTTGTAACGCTTGGTCGCCAGGATGAAACATCCTCTTCAGCACCGATCAAGTGATACCAACGGCCATTGGAAAGATCTTTATGGGTTATATTCAAGGTAGGCTTAATTATCGTTACTTCATTAATTGGTGGGGCAGAGTTCAAAGTATCTTCTACATGATAACCCTGGGCTCGGAGAAGAACCTTTGCTTCCTCTATATTGTATTGGATTTCCATATCTCCGGCATCTATTTGAAAATCTTGTAAATTATTTTTCATTCTGTTTCTCCTCTTTAATAAGATTGGCAACATCGTTTAAATTTAAACCCACTCCCACAGAAGCATGGGTCATTTCTACTTGGTTTATTTACATTGTTTCTTTTGGTGCTACTCTGCATTATGTGTCTACCAGAAAGATGATCCATTTCATGTTGCAATACTATCGCAGCTTTTCCTTCATATTCCTTGTAAGACACCATTTCATCAGAACATATTTTCACCTTACTATGTCTCCATTTGTCTTTATAATGACCTGGAAAAGACAGACAGGCCTCATTCTTGAAAAGGAATTGATCACCTTCTAAAATAATTTTGGGATTGGTAAACACTTGTCCAGTGATACCAATGGTGTCATTGTTTACATAGAACATTTGTTTTCGGAGACCGATTTGTGGTGCAGCCAAGGCATAAGCACATTTACCCAGGTTATTATCCATCCAAAACTTCTTCAATAATCTTGACAGCAATTTTCTCCTCCACCATTCCACACTCTTGATATTATCCAAAACTAGCTTGTCCCGGATATCAAATCCAAAAGAATTTATATGAGCAGTCACTTCTTTATCTTGTCTAGTCTGCATAGCTTGTTGATTGCCATCTTTTCCAATATAAAATGCCAATGCCGATAGCAATACTTTGGAATAGATTGTTTAATAAGAACCAGCCTGGCTTTAATCTTTCTGCTACAGCCTCTATTGTGCTGGCATATGTGTTTACTCAATTTGGTGTATGGATAATGGATGCCCTTAAAAACTTTCTTCATAATGCCCTCCATTATCAGGGTCACGCCAAAAATCTTTGTTTTTCTTTTCAGGGTTTGATATGATAGTTCGCTTTTGTTTCTTGAAATTTGCTAGGTCCTTGGGGTCTATTCGGTAGGATCTGTACCCCAGCCGGTATGCCGGCAGCTGTTTATCTGTAATTAGTCTTCGCACCTGGATTACCGACACGGAGAGTTGTTCAGCAACTTGTTTAACGGTAAGGAACTGGAGTCCCACAATAGCCTCCTATAGTATGTGTATTATTAAAAAGCATACAACTAATGTATAGAATTATTATTTAATATATAATATGTATTTTAAAAGAAACAGAAGTAAGTGCTTTCCACAATAAGCCCCATGAAAACTACACCCTTACTGTGGGTTTCCACAATAAGCCCCATGAAAACTACACCCTTACTGTGGG